CGATGGCTTTACGATGGTAGATGCTTGTAATCGTGCTGGCGTTACTAGGCAGGCTCTGTACAAGCGTATGAAGCGCAGCGAGGAACTTGATGCTGCAGTACGCACTGCACAGCAGTATAGTGCAGAGAAGGCGCTAGAGGAGCTTGATAAGCTGTATGACGATGCCCTTAACAAGCGGAAAGACTATGACCCGCATGTACTGCGTGATTATGCCAATCATGTGCGCTGGAAGGTGCAGAAGATTATCCCTGAGCGCTTTGGCGAACAAAAGAACAAGGCTGGCGTTGAGGTGACTGACGGTGGCATACGCATTATGTGGGAAAGCTAATGGACGTTAAGATTCCGTATAAGCCTCGTGCGCTCCAAGCTGAAATGCACAACAGCCTGAAGCGCTGGAATGTCTTAGTGATGCACAGGCGCTTTGGCAAGACTGTGTTTGCGGTTAATCAGCTAATAAAGACGACACTGACTTGTCCTTTGCCAAGGCCGCGCACTGCGTTTGTTGCGCCTACGTTTGCACAGGCCAAGCGTATTGCTTGGGATTATGTGAAGTTTTACGCATCTGTGATTCCTGGCGTCACGTTTAACGAGACTGAACTGCGTGCAGATTTCCCTAACGGGGGGCGGTTAATGTTGTTGTCTGCCGAAAACCCGGATGCTTTGCGTGGTATTTACTTGGATGAGTGTGTTTTCGATGAATTTGGCATGCAAAACCCAAGGGTATGGGGGGAGGTTGTACGGCCTGCGCTATCTGACAGGCAGGGGTCGGCTTGTTTTTTAGGCACGCCTGCGGGGCATAACCATTTTTTTGATTTGCTAGACACGGCGCGTGGACAGATTGCCGAAGGCTCTCAAGACTGGTATTTTAAAGTTTGTAAGGCTAGTGAAACAGGTATTGTTAGGCCTGATGAATTAGATGCTGCTAAAGCGCAGATGACACCTGAGCAGTACGAACAGGAATACGAGTGTTCATTTACGGCGGCTATTATCGGCGCCTACTACGGCAAGTTGCTAGGGGAAGCTGAGGAAGATGACCGCATTACTAGGGTGCCTTACGACCCTATGTATCCGGTTCACACGGCTTGGGACTTGGGCATTAATGACTCTACGGCCATTTGGTTTGCGCAGATATTCAGAGGCGGTGCGGTAAATGTTATTGATTATTACGAGAGTTCTGGCGTTGGTCTCGACCATTATGCAGATATACTCACAAAGAAAGATTATAATTATGGCGACCACCTCGCTCCTCACGACATTGAGGTCCGTGAGTTGGGTTCGGGTAAAAGCAGGCTTGAAACGGCTTACTCGCTCGGAATCAGATTCAAAGTAGTTCCTAAGATGAAGGTTGCTGATGGCATCAATGCCGCACGAATGTTACTGCCTAAATGCTACTTTGACCGCGACAAGACAGCGGAGGGGTTAGATATGCTGCGGCAGTACAGGCAGGAATGGGATGACAAAAAACGCAGCTTCAGAGACGCGCCAAGACACGACTTTACAAGCCATGCAGCAGATGCGTTCCGATACCTCGCGGTCGGGCTTGAAAACAGAACAAGGATGGTCAAACCTCCTCAACAGGTTGCGGACAACAGTTACAACCCTTTTCAACATTGATTTGAGTAAACCTTAATGGAAATAAGCAGCTTTCACTACGACACTGCGTCTATGATGATGGAATACAGCCCTTATCATGCTGACTATACAAGGGCTGACAAAAGATTGTATTTAGAACCGCCGTTGGCAATGGGTAATTACATATTTGGTTTAGATGCTGAAGCGACTCCTTACTTATTTGCTACATGGGCATTCCCCGACTACGATGACATTGAACGATACATGGCAACGGGCAAGTTCCCGCCTAGCGCATGGCGTGGTGATGGCGATAGTCCTTGGGTTATTGATTTTATCTGTTTTGGTGGTCGCAAGGGCATAACTGAGGGCTTTAGGTCTTTAAAAGACATTTTTATTCAAATGGGTTATAGTGACTGCTATTGGTTAAGAACGGAGACTGGCAAGGTCGGTTTTCATAAGTTAAAGGAGAACTAAGATGGGTTCAGGTGGAGGCGGCGGCGGCGGTGGCGGCAGCGATAGAAATCGTGGTGTAGAGCGTGGCAGGACAGCACCTCCAACTCCTAAGCCAAAACCTGCGCCTAAGCCAAAGCCTAGTGTCTCAAGGCCTACTGGTGGTGAAGACAGGCCTGCACCAAAGCCTGCGCCAAAGACTGGCGCAAAGCTAGGTGATACAGGCGGGCCAGCATCTGAAAAGATGCGCGAGGTTGGTGTTAGTTACACGCCTACGTCCAAGCCCGGTGGCGGTTTAGAAATGAAGGCCGACATTAAAAAGACCGCACCAAGCGGTGAGTTGGCTCGTACTCTTGGTCCAAGCCCTGGAGATGTGCTGGCTACTGTTGGTGATTTGCCAAGTGTAGACAGAGACACAGCAGCTGCAAATATTGCTGGCCGTCCTGACTTGAACCGTGATGTTCTTGGCGACCTTGCAAACCGCGCTAGGGTTGGGCAGTTGCCAGACACGTCAGTTGGCAGCGTGAACCTATTAAATGCAATCGGCGCAAAGTCGGCCATGAATATCCTGACAAAGATTGCTAAGGATGAGCCTGTCATTAAGGATGGCAAGATTACTTACAGCACAGAGATTGTTAAGGATGAGCGTGGTGGCGTTGCTGGTATTATTGAGCCGGGGCTTGTCAAAGGCAGTAAGGTTTATACGGGACGTCCCGACCTTGACCCGTTTAAAGGCGAGCCAGAACGCGATGAGCCAGAGCCTCAGCCTCAGCCGGATGAGCCAGTGATTGAAGATGAGGCAGCGGGAACACTGCTTGCGCCGACTAAGAAACGCGCTAGGGCTACTCGTTCTAAGCGTTTTGCTGGTGAAACCCTGCTAGAAGGCGGGGGCGTCCTATACAAGTAAGGTTGTTGTTATGGTTGATTATGCTTCTAAATATTCTTGGTTTCTTGATAAAACCGCACAGGCAGAAATTGCTGGTGGCGACAGGCTCAAGGAAAGGTCAGAAAAAAATAATGTAATCACCACAGGCACTTATCATATTACTTTTGATGAGTTCAAAACCACACGCGCAAATGTTCCTGAGTTAACAGAGGCATACCCACAGCTGGCGCAGTTTGGAAATCAGCGAGAGTATTTGGACTTTGTTAAACAGAACCCAGCTATAGAGTCGCAAATCGCAGGCGCTGTCTTTGAAAGAAGGTCACGGCAGTTTAACACTCAAAGTGATAACCTTACGGCAGTCGATTTGACTAAACTTCCAAAACAAACACAAGAAGCTGTGTTGCTGTTTAGCTACAATGCCAATGTTACGCATCCTAAAATGCGCAGATACTTTGCCATTTACACAAGCCTCCCCGAAGGGCACCCGATGAAAAAGGATATGTTGAATGCAGGCATTGGACAGATGACTATTGGCGACAGTAATTATAAACACACAAACCTAGAAGAAGGTGAGCCCGGCAATATGGGGCTCCCCAAAAGATATTATGGGCTGCAAAATTACGCTAGAGGCGGTGATTTTCTTACGCCTGACGAAGCGGAAGCCCAAGCAAAGAAGCAGGGAACAACCTCAAAAGAAAAGATACGTTTGTCCGAGATACAAGCAGAGTCTACTTTTGAAAACTATCAGGCTTTCATGACATTGCCGCAGCCAGAAAAAGGCGCAAGCTTGTTGCCAGCAATACAGGAGCCAGAGTTCCCGCCAGAAGCGACTTACCCATAGGAGACAGCCATGAGTTTTCTTACCCCTAAAATGCCAACACCCCCACCAGCCCCACCTCCACCGCCAGAGCCTGACATGGGCAAAGCAAAAGCATTGGCTGAAGAAGCGATGACAGGCGAAATGAAGCGCCGTAAGGGTCGTGGCTCGACTATTGTAGCTGGTGCTTTGGGTGATACAGCAACACCTACAACCAAAACACCAACACTATTGGGGTAAGTCATGGATAAAGCGGTCAGCATAGCAAAGCGGTTTGACTATATTAAAAGCCGCCGCGATAACTGGGACACACACTATCAGGAACTTGCGGACTACATGCTTCCGCGCAAGGCTGATATTGTGAAGAAGCGGTCCCGCGGTGAAAAGCGCATGGAACTTATCTATGATGGTACAGCGCTACAGTCTATCGACCTGATGGCTGCTTTCCTTCACGGCATGCTTACAAGTGGTGCGGCGCCTTGGTTCCACCTAGATATCAAGGACACTGATATTAACCGTGATGACGATGTGCGTGAATGGCTGCAAGACACATCCAGGCGCATGATGCGTGCATTTAACCAGTCTAATTTTGAGACTGAGGTGCATGAGACTTACGTTGACTTGGTTGTATTCGGTACATCCTGCATGTTTATTGAAATGGACAAAGGTGACCTACGGTTTAGCACACGCCACATTTCTGAGTTCTACGCCCAAGAAGACCAGTTTGGCATGGTGAACACCGTATTCCGTATGTACAGAATGACTGCGGAGCAAGCTGTAGAGCGCTTTGGCATTGAGAATGTCAGCGACTTCATTAAGAAAAAGGTTGAAAAGAATCCTGATGAGGAAGTTGAGATACTGCATGCGGTTATGCCTCGCACAGAGCGCGATGTAACAAAGGGTAACAACAAGAACATGCCATTTATGTCTGCGTATCTTTGCATGCAGACTAAGATGATTATGTCAGAGGGTGGTTTTGAGGAACTTCCTTACGTTGTGCCGCGCTTTTTGAAAGCAACTGGTGAGGTTATGGGTCGTTCACCAGCTATGACTGCGCTGCCTGATGTTAAGATGCTGAATTTGATGTCTAAGACAATTATTCAGGCTGCACAAAAGCAGATTGACCCGCCTCTGCTTGTGCCTGATGACGGTTTCTTGTTACCTATTCGTACACAACCGGGGGGTCTTAACTTTTTTCGGGCAGGCTCACGAGACACCATCACACCATTGCAGACTGGTGCCAACATTCCTATTGGCTTAAATATGGAAGAACAGCGGCGGGCTGCAATTCGTCAAGCATTTTACGTTGACCAGATTTTGTTCTCAGGCCAGCCGGGGATGACAGCTACAGAGGTTGTCCAGCGTCAAGAAGAACGTATGCGCGTTATCGGCCCTGTTCTTGGCAGGCTAATGAATGAAATGCTGCGCCCTATGATTGACCGTGTATTCTCGCTGATGCTGCGTGATGGCATGCTGGCAGAGCCACCAGAGATTTTGCAAGGCCGTGACATAGATATTGAATATGTATCGCCGCTGGCAAAGGCACAGAAGTCTAATAGCCTTAACAACACGATGCGTGCGCTTGAGATATTGCTTCCGCTTGCACAGTCGCTGCCAGTGGGGGACCATATTGACCCAGATGGCTTAGTTGAGCATGTTACTGATGCGCTTGGTGTTCCTAAGACTACACTCCGCTCTAGCCGTGAGGTAGCAGAGACACGCAAGCAACGCGCTGAACAAGAGGCCATGATGATGCAGAGGCAGCAAGAACAGGAAGATGTGTACACTACAGCGCAAGCTGCACAGGCTGTTAGGATGGTTCAAGAATGAAAGAAATAGAACAGCTGCGAGATATGTATAAGAAGACCTTTGACTCCAATGCGGGACTCAAAGTGCTAAAAGACCTTGAGGCACGCTGCAACTGGCGTGGTTCAAGCTATGTGGCAGGCGATGCTAATGCCACGGCTTTTGAAGAAGGAAAACGTGCTGTTATCCTTCATATACACAACATGATGACAGAGGAGAAGTAATGTCTGAAGAAGCAATCGAACAGGTAGCCCAGCCAGAGGCCGCACCGCTGGAAACCCCAGCAGAGGTGGCACAAGGCGGGTCTGGTCACGATTTTCTGAACATGATTCCAGAGGAACTGCGTGACCACCCAAGCCTAAACCCTATTCGTGATGTAGGTAACTTAGCGAGGTCTTATGTAAACGCACAAAGGCTAATCGGAGCAGATAAACTACCGATGCCTATGAACCCAACGGATGAAGACTTAGACAACATTTACGGGAGACTAGGAAGGCCAGAGACACCGGAAGGCTATGAAGTTACAGCTGACGGCAATATAGTTACAGAAGAAATTGCCAATGATTTCAAAGGTGTAGCACATCAACTAAGGCTGACACCGGACCAGGCGTCCGGTATCTTGGAATACTACAAGTCAATGTCTGAGGGGAGTGTGGCAAAAATGCAACACTCTGAGCAGGAGTATCAGCAGCAGGTGCAGACCGAACTCAAGCAAGAGTGGGGCGAGGCATACGAAAGCAAGATACAATCGGCAGCAAATGCTTTTCAGGAATTTGCGTCACCAGAGGTGTTAGAAATGCAGCTTGCTGACGGCACTAAGGTAGGCAATCACCCTGATTTTATTAAGGCATTTGCAAACATTGCGTCCTTCAGGCATAGTGTAACCAGTGAAGATACAGTGTCTGACTCAACACAGGCTGGGTTTATGTCGAAAAATGCCGCACAAGCGGAGATAAATTCGATTATGACTTCCCCGGTGTACACAGATTCAAAGAATGTTGTGGGTCGCCAGCAAGCGATAGACAGGGTTCAAGAACTAATGACGTACATCCATGGATGATGTTGAGATTAGGCTAGAATGTTTACGAGTTGCGTTAGAGTATGGCACACAACGTGACGTAGTAAATCCAGACTCACTTGCAGACAGGTACTACAAGTGGGTCATGCAGGGTAGCGGGGAAACTCGTCCTGTTGGCAGTCGGGAAGACGACAGCCCCAAAAGGGCTAATAAAGCTAGGGGTGTCCGCAAGGGTAGCACACCGCAATTAGTGTAAATGTAACCGTGAAGCAAAGGAGGACATTATGTCCACACAAGTAACCACGGCATTTGTACAACAGTATTCTGCTAACGTGCAGATGCTATCACAGCAGATGGGTTCTCGTCTGCGTGATGCGGTGCGTATTGAGAATGTTGTTGGCAAAAATGCCTTTATCGACCAAATTGGCGTAGCAACTGCGCAAGTTCGGTCATCTCGTCATGCCAACACTCCACAGATTGACACGCCACACTCACGGCGCCGTCTGACTCTGGCTGACTACGAGTATGCAGACCTTATTGACGACCAAGATAAGATTCGCATGCTCATCGACCCGACATCATCCTACGCACAAGCCGCAGCAGCAGCTATGGGCCGTTCAATGGATGACGTTATTATCGCTGCTGCCCTTGGCACAGCGGCAACTGGCGAAACTGGTTCAGGCACACAGGCTTTGACCAACACCATCGCTAACGGCAACACTAACCTGACTCTCGCAAAACTGCGTGAGGCCAAGTTTACCTTGGATTCAGGTGACGTTGACCCGTCAATCCCACGTTACATTGCTGTTGGACCAAGCCAGATTCAGTCTCTGCTTGCTGACACAAACGTAACATCGAGCGACTTCAACAGTGTTAAGGCTCTTGTACAGGGTGAACTGGATACCTTCATGGGCTTCAAGTTCATCATGTCAAATCGCCTGACCACAAGCGATGGCTCTGAGACAGATGATATTCGTAACTGCTTTGCTTGGGCAGAAGACGGACTGACACTTGGTCTTGGTAAAGACGTATCAGCACGCATTGATGAGCGGGCAGACAAGAGTTACGCAACTCAAGTCTACTACTGCATGTCACTGGGCGCCGTGCGTATGGAAGAAGCCAAAGTCGTACAAATCGACTGTGACGAGTCTCCAGACTAAGTATAGCGGGGGCGGGCAACCGCCCCCTCTTTCTTTGAGGGCCATATGTGAAGCAGAACAACGATTTTAGGTATGACCTAGAGGTAGGCCAGCTATATGAAAAATGGCTAGGCGATTTATTAGAAAGTAAGACGATAGAAGTTAAACGCGACTTCATGGCTTCACAGACAGGTAATGTGTTTGTGGAGTTTTTTTGTAGGGGAAAGCCATCCGGTATCAGCACTACACAAGCAGCGTTTTGGGCGTTTATACTTGCAGACAAAACTGTGGTATTATTGCCAACAAACAGATTAAAGACCTTGGCAAGAGAAGCCCACAAGGCGGGTAAGATAGTCAAGGGTGGTGACTCAGGCGCAAGCAAAGGCGTATTAGTTAGTGTAGAGAGGTTGGTAAGACAATGCCTTCAGTAGTGGATATTTGTAACGAGGCGATGGACCTACTGGGCGCGGCAACCATTACCTCGCTAACAGAAAACTCAAAAGAAGCTCGGTTGTGCAATCGCCGCTTTGAAACGGTACGCGACTCTGTGTTGCGCTCACACCCATGGAATGTAGCGATTACACGCGCATCATTAGCGCAAGACAGCGTAGGACCAGCATTTGGTTTTACATATCAGTATACATTGCCAACTGACCCGTACTGCTTGCGGTTGCTTGCATTTTGGAACAGCAACGTCAACAACGAGGTCGCTGCCTACGATAGCCAGGTCATGTACAAGGTTGAGGGCCGCAAGATTCTGAGCAATGAGGACACATGCAACATCGTGTATGTTGGACGCGCAGAAGACACAGAGTCATACGACTCAATGCTTTCCAGCACGATTGCCAGCGCACTGGCAGCTGAAACTGCATATGCAGTAACAGGAAGTTCAAACATTGCGCAGCTTATGGAGCAGCGGTATCAAAACAAACTACGCGAGGCACGTTCTGCCGATGCTACAGAGGGCATGCCAGACAGAATAATGGCTGACGACTTTATCAACGTAAGGTTCTAAGATGGCGCGGGTATCCACTATTGTCACCAACTTTCAGTCTGGCGAGTTATCACCACGACTTGAGGGCAGGATTGATTTGCAGAAGTACGCCAATGGCGTACAGCAGCTGACAAATATGCTGGTGTTCCCGCAGGGCGGGGCAACACGCAGACCCGGCACATACTATGCTGGCTCGTCAAAGAGTAACGGCAAGGTGCGATTGATACCATTTGAGTTCAGCGATGAACAAGCATACGTCATTGAACTAGGCGCAAACTACATGCGTTTTTACACAGATGGCGGGTTACTTGTTTCTGGCGGTTCCGCTGTCGAGGTGGCTACACCTTATTCAGTCACAGAGATATTTGAATTAAACTACACGCAGTCTGCTGATGTTATTTTCTTTGCTCACAAGAACCATGAGCCAGCAAAGCTAACACGCACAACTGCAACCAGCTTTACATTTAGCGACATCACATTCACTGATGGGCCATATCTCGATGAGAACATAACAGACACTACGTTGTACGCCTCTGCTGACACAGGCACTGTGACGATTACGGCGTCTGCTGATTTGTTTACCAGCGCAGATGTTGGGCGTCTTATTAGATTCCGCGAAGTGCTGGAGGTTACTTACGATGAGTGGGCTGCTGGTACAAGCTACTCTAACAACGAATTTGTGCGATACAATGGGCATGTGTATAAGCAGGTGACAGGTTCTACTCAAACATCTGGCAACACCCCGCCTGTTCACACTAGCGGCACAGAGACCTACGGTGCAATCGACTGGGAATACCGCCACGATGACACTGGGTATGCCAAAATCACTGTGTTCACGAGCGCAACGGTAGTTACTGCTGTAGTCCAAGAGGATGACGGCGGTATATCCGTGTTGCCGCACAATGTGATTGGGCCTTCAAATGCCACAAAGAAATGGTCGTTAGGGGCGTTTGGGGGCGACCAAGGCTTTCCAAGGGCCGTTGCGTTCTACGAGGAGCGTTTGTACTACGCAGGCACCACAGGCCAGCCACAGACCATCTTTGGGTCCGTGACGGCAGACTTTGAGAACCACACTCCCGGCACAGAGGATGACAAAGCAATTAACGTGACGATTGCGTCCGACCAAGTAAACGTCATTAAGCACATGATTCAGGGCCGTTTCCTGCAAATCCTGACAAGCAGCGCAGAGTTTACGTTGTCAGGCGGCACTGGCACACAGCCTGTTACACCTACGAATGTGAACGTACTGCGCGAAACTACGTTTGGCGCGTCTAATGTACGTCCTGTGCGTGCTGGTTCTAGCACAATCATGGTGCAGAAGGGCCAGACAAAGGTTAAAGAAATTACATTTAACTTGGATGTTGATGGCCTGACCGGGCGTGACTTAACTGTGTTGGCCGAACACCTAGCCCGCGTGGGCTTGGATGATATGACATGGCAGCAAGAGCCGGAACTTGTGCTTTGGTTTGTGCGTTCAGATGGCGAATTGCTTGGACTCAGCTACGACCCACAGAACAACACAATCGCGTGGCATGAGCATACGCTGGGCGGCACAGGTGTTGTTGAAAGTATTGCGTCAATACCGTCAGGCTCCGAAGACCAAGTGTATCTGTCAGTCAAACGCACTATTAATAGCGTTGAGACACGGCATATTGTGTACATGAAGCCAATATACTTTGGCGCCGATGTGACTGATGCGTTCTATGTAGATAGTGGGCTGACATACAGCGGTTCAGCTACAACCACTATCAGCGGCCTGGACCACCTTGAGGGCGAGACTGTACAGATATTGGCAGACGGTGCAGCACATGCAGACAAGACCGTTAGTAGCGGCAGCATTACATTGGACAGGAGTTCGACAAAGGTTCATGTGGGCTACTCATACAATTCGGTGGTTGAAACCTTGCGTATGGAAGCTGGTGCTGATGACGGTGTATCACAGGGCAAAATTAAGCGTATCCATGGCGTGACCGTGCGTTTCCTTGATAGCGTAGGCGCAGAGGTTGGCCCAGATGCAAACAATCTGGATAGAATACCTTTCCGCGACAGTAGCATGGCGATGGATGAAGCCGTGCCCATGTTTGACGGTGACAAAGAAATCTTTTTCCCATCGGGGTATGACAATGATGCAAGGGTATTAGTGCGGCAGACACAGCCGCTGCCGATGACAATCCTTGCGATTATGCGGAGGTCCAACACATTCGATGCTTAACGTAGAAGTATTCAACAGAAAAGATGTAGACGAGATTGACTTGGGATACGGTTTTTCTTCTACAGAAAAGGACTCATTTAAAAGCCACAACAATGTAGTGGGACTCACCGCTCGCAAAGATAAAGACATAGTTGTTATGGGTGGGGTGCATGTTTTGTGGCAGGGCGTAGGTGAGGGCTGGATTATGGTATCTAAGAATGCCCATAAGATGCCTGTCACGGTTGCTAGATATGCTGATGAGTTCTTTGATGTTATTATGGATGAAGCAAATCTACAGCGAGTGCAAGCAAGTGTGCATTCGGAGGATGCCCAAGCTATACGTTTTGCACGCTGGCTAGGCTTTGAGAACGAAGGCTTGATGAAAAAGTATGGTCCTGATGGCAAGGATTACTACAGAATGGCGAGGGTAATTTAATGGCTGGTGAAATAGCTGCGGGCGCAACCGTACTACAGGGCGTTGTTGGTTATAAAGCCAACAGAAGCGCTGCAAAATATGCGCAGCAGGTCGCCGCAAGAGACGCACAAATTGCAGAGAATGAGTCATTACTTCTTGCAAGGGCTAAACGAGATGAAGAATCTCGCGCTAGACGCCGCGGCGAATACACAAAAGGGGCAGCGCAAGTTGCGATTGCCAAGTCTGGTGTTCAGGTTACTGGCTCATCTTTGAATGCACTGGCTGAAGTTTACTTTGGAGTTGAAGACGCAGCGGCACGCATTCAGTATGCAAGCAGTATTGAACAAGCGGCAAAAGAGGCAGAGGTAGAGTCTATAATTCTGTCAGGGCAAGCCCGTGCAGCGGGATATAAGCAAGCTGCTATAGGCTCCATTTTGGGCGCTACAACAGAAGCATATGCGGGATATGAGGAAGCGAACTGATGCCTAAGATTCCAATGTTTGACCAAGGAAAACAGGCCGCGCTGGCTACAGGCAGGCTTGGGCCGAGGCTGTCTGGTGCCGGGCTTGAGCAGGGCGTGTTGGCAGGCGTTAGAACAACTCAGCAAGCGCTAGGGGCTGTAGCTGATATAGCCACTGCGTTTGAAAAGCGCCGCCAGAATGAATTGCAAGAAGACTTTATAGCTAACTCTACAAACGAACTGCGGGAAAACCTGTCCACTTTGAGGCAACGGACAAACCCACAGACTGTAGAAGAATGGAGCACACTCTACGAAGATACGGTTACAGAGTTTAAAAATAACTTAGACACTCCGGCAATAAGCAAATCGCGTTTGCAAAGCGCTATGCGCAAGCTAGATAGTGTCGGGCAGCTGTATAAGCTTCAAGGCATTAAAGACACATTTGATATTGAGCAAACAAACAAAGCTGTGACAGCGGCAAAGGGGCTGGACCAAACCACCTCAGAGTATGTTTCTGGCCTTGTTTCTAGGAATGATGCTTTGTTGGCACATGCTGAAGCTTATGATTTTGCAACGCGCAGTGGCTTCAATGGCAAGCTTCCTACGACAGAAGAATTTGCATTTGCTTTAGATACGCAGCTTGTTGTTTCAATGGCTAACGACCCGAATGCAACCTATCAAGATTTACAGCAAAAAATATCAGAAATTGAGACTGGCGGTTCTTCAACAGTAGATGAAGAAGGGCGTGAGGTTCTGTCTTTAAATGAGTATTCAACATACCTTCCTTCAGAGCGCGATAAACTAATTAGCATTCTGGAAAGCCGTACCAATAAGATGGCTACAGAAGAGACATATGAGTCGATGGCACGCTCAGATGACGCTATGGCTTCTATGGGTATGGCCCAGACAGACGAAGATTACGCAGAAGCAAAAGGCGCTGCTATGGCTGAAGTGGAAACACTGCGGTCACTGTCTCAGCCAGCTAAAGCCAACCTGTTGCTATCAAAAATAAATGCTTTGGATTCGGCGCAATTTCTTTATACGCCAAGCGTTGCATTCTCGTCAGCTGAAGCTCGCGCAGATTTAGTCACAGAGAAGCGCGAAGAACTGCTGGCTAATATAAATACAGAAAATGCAGCAGAGACAGCCGCCGCGCTAGAGGCGCTGAACAAAACTGAATCTACTGTAAACAAACTAATCGCTGAAGACCCGGCGCAATTTGTTGCAAATGTCTTCCAAAGAGCCAATGGCCGCGCACCGACAGCATCAGAAATCGTTCAAAAACAAATAGATATGGGCTTGTCTGGTACACAGGTTGCACCGTTTACAAACGAGGCGTTTGCATCTTTGCTTGAGGGCACAGCTGAATTAGATGCGCAGACTACATATAAGGAGTTTTCTCGCTTCTTTGCAGGGTTTAGAGGGCAAGCCGAAAACTTCGCCACAGGCAGAGCGATGCGCCTTGGCATGACACCAGCTATGAACATTGCCCTATCTCGTAACGGCGACCCGGACTCTATGGAACTTTTGACTGCTGAAAAGCAAGACATGAAAGAGATTACGGCTGGGCTGGATGTGTTTAACGCCAAGAAAGGCGATGTGGCCCGCGCAGTTTACGAAAGAACAGCTGAGTTTAAGCGCAGTATTATTGGCGACATAGATGAAGGGCGCATTGGGCTGACCGCAACCCCTGCACGGATTGCGTCTGTAAACGGATTTGAACAGGCTGTGCTAAAGCTTGCGCTGGCAAAAGCCTCGCGTGGCATGGATATTGATGAGGCCGCAGATAGTGCCGCCAAGGTTATTACAAGCCAGTACAATTTCAGACGTTCCGGCTCGGCCACAATGCGAGTGCCTGCGGAGTACGATGAACTTACAGCAGATGGCTTCTTGCGCCAGTTAGACGCAAAGTTAAGAGACCCTGCATTTACCGCTTTGATTGCATTCCCCGGTTCTGACTTAGAGCGTGAGGCGTTTATTCAAGATTTGCGCAATGGCAAGGGCGGTTTTGTAACTAACGACACAGATGACGGTGTGTATCTTGTCGATGAGTTTGAGAACCCAGTTAATTTGTCTGTCAATAAACTTGACGAGTCAGTGGAAACAAGGGCTGAGTTTTCTTTTGATGAACTTATGCAAGAGTCCATTTCAATCAGAAAGCAAAACAAAGTTACGGCAGAAACTGCAACAAACATGCTTGCTGAAGCGCGTAGATTGCGCGGTCAAATCGTTACAGGTTTGGGCTTGAATACAATCAAACGCGAACAGGGCGAGGACGCTTACCAAGAACAACTTAAAGAAAATAAACGGCTTGCTGAAAGAGAAGCACAGCTGACTGACCAAGCAAATGCAATGTTGCGCGAGATGAACCGTGACTAAACTATATATTCCACCCCAAGCAACCGATGAAAACCTACGCCGCGACTACTTTGACTATTCCAAAGTAGGCACGTTAGATATTCTTGGGGCAACATTCCAGCAGGCTATGTACGAGAACCCGATGTCATCGGCCATACGCTCTGCTGAATTGGCGTTTCGAGGAAGTTCAGGCCGTAAGCTGACATCAGAAGAATACCAGAAAAGTGAGTTTTTTAGGCCGGGGATAGAAGTAACCCAAGACGGAATATACGAATCAAAAGCCTCTATGCTTGCGGAGCGTTATGATGACCGTGAAGCGCGTAAGCTAACACTGAGCAGAACGAGAGGTGGCTTTGGTTTGGCAGCGGGGCAGTTTGGCACGGCGCTGGTGGCATCTGCCTTAGACCCCATCAACATTGCTTCAGCATTTATTCCAACAATGGCAGCGGCTAGGTTTGCCAAAACAGCTACAATGGTTACAAAGCTGGGCAAGACTGGCACATTCCGCAGAGGAGCTACTGAGGGCGCGATAGGTGCCGTAGCTGTAGAGCCTATTGTATATGGTACTGCGCGGTATGAGCAAAACAACGATTACACGGTAACAGACTCGCTAATGAATGTTGTGTTTGGCACAACGTTAGGTGGCGGGTTGCATTTTGGCGCGGCTAAAGTGGGCGATGCTTTGAAGCGGGCCGGGCATAAACAACGTATGGCATTAGCAAGAACGGCTATCGCTCAGACTGTTGAAGGCAAACAGGTAGACACAAACCTCGCTATCAAAGCCGACCCTGTTATGCGCAATGACCCTGACATTCGCGGCGAAAACACTGTTCCCGAAAACTCACGCGCTGTGCCACTAATTGACAGACAGAGAAGAGGCAACAAGCTTCCAAGCATTCTTGAGCCTACAAAAGCTTCAGTTAAGCCACTCAAGACACTATCAAAGTTTGTTCGAGATGCTGGCGGCATCAAAGCAGATGACCCACTTGTAGGTGATGTGGCACAGGCTGCTGGTGATTCAGCTGGTAAAACTAAAAAAGCCAAACAGATGCAGCTTATCGCGTCAAAACCTCGCCGCAGAAAGGGCATGGTTGGGCCAGAACCTAAGAGCGTTGATGACATGGCACTGGCGGCATGGGAAGCGGGTTACTTCCGTGGAGAAGACAGGCCTACAACGTCAGAGTTTTTAGAAGCGTTGCAAGATGACATCGCTGGCGATTTTAAATACAGAGAGTTTGACTTTGATGAATTAGCAGCGCGTGAGCAGGCTTTGGCTTTAAAGGACGAGGCTGATAAGTATGGCATTAAGTATAGGGGCATGTCTGATGAAGACTTTCTTGCTGTTCTTGAAAACCGCAGAGAAGCTTTTGGCCCGGACGCTGAGTTAAAGCGTGAGTATGACGGACTCACAGAACAAGAAATACACAACATGCGTACAGGCCAATATGAGGCTGTAGGTGATGCTGAAGAATCCGCACAAATCAGGGCTCGGATGGAAGAGGCTGATGCGGTTGCCGCTGAGTTTGACTCAGAACAACTCGGTTTGATTAACAAGTATAATGACGAACTACAGGACGAGATTGACGCAATGATTGCAGAGGGCGCAGACCCACAGGACTTTATTGATGAGTTCAATGAACTGCAACGATTGCAGGCAAAAGCTGAAGATTACGACTCTATAGTTACTAGAGCCAAAGAGTGTTTAGAGGGGGCAGGCAGTTAAGTTATGGAAGCATGTAAGCTTAGTGTAAAAGAAGCCGCCAAAGAACTAGGCCACGAAATCAATGATGACGAGGCAGAGGAAATTCTTGCCCAGCTTCAAGAGCAACTTGAGAAGCGTATAGGCAAAATATACTCGAAGTCTCAAGAGGACCAGCTGCGCGATAAAGTAATCTCGCTTCACAAGAACGCTAAGATAAACGCAGCCATTCAAAAGCGAAACTACCTGATAAACAAGCGGCGTGTTATGGATTTGAACCGCCAAATCAAATCATATGTTGAAAGCGGCAAGGGCTCAGAAGCTGATGCGTTTATGGATATTCTTGTCGGCTCATTCAAAAACTACGAAGGCGGCAGATTAAGTGTTGATGCCCGGCGGCAAGGCATACTCAATGATGCTGCGGGCCTGTTGCTTGCTGAACTAGAGCGCAATGACTTGGTTAAGATGTTTCAGTCCGGCGACCTTGACCAAGCAATCTACATTGAACTGTTCGATGGGTTTGGCAAGTCTAATGATGCAGAGGCAGAACTAATAGCAAGGGCCGTAGAGAAGGTGCAGAAGAACCTACTGCACCGGAAGAACCGGAGTGGGGCAAATATCGGTGAACTGATTAACTATGTTGTTAGACAGCGCCACGACCCGAACAGATTGCGTGATGCGGGGTTTGACGCATGGCACGATGACATTATTCAACTGCTAGATATTGAGAAAACATTTGATGGGGTGCCGGAACGTGCGCGGCGGGCTTTCCTGAAGGAAGCTTACCAGCATTTAGAAAGCGGCAATTTCCAAAAGTCATCATCTGTTGTGGGCGCAGACGGAAAGATAGACCCGGTTACAGCGTTCAAAGGCCCGGCTAACTTGGCTAAAAAGCTAAGCGGCTCAAGGGTTCTGCACTTCAAGGATGGCAAGTCATCAAAAGCTTACGCTGATAAGTATTCGGGCAAGACGTTGATTTCGTCTGTGCTGGACGGCATTACAAACGATGCAGAATCTATCGCCTTAATGGAGGTGCTTGGCACAAACCCAGCGGCTATGGTGGACAAGTACATCTCTGACTTTGGTTTTGCGCCCGGAAGCGCAGACGCCAAACGTATTAAGAACGCTTTTGCTGAACTTGATGGCAGTATGCGCGGCATATTTGGTACGCAAAAGAAATTCCTTGGCGCGGATTTGACGGCAGTGGCTGCGAGTCTTAGAGCCTTACAGAATATGTCCAAGCTCGGGTTTGCCACAATTTCATCATTCTCGGACATTAACTCAAAGGCTATGCTTTTGCAGCGTGAGGCCGGGTTAAGCATGTTTCAGGCATACAACAGGTCTATTCTTGATGTGATGAATGCCTTCACTGACAAACAAAAACAGCAATTTTCATACTATCTCGGCACTGGCACAGACGCCATGTTGGGCAATGTCCACTCACGTTTTGCTGCTGACGACCAGCTGCCGGGCAGGATGACTAAGGCGCAGCAACTGTACTTTAAGATGAACGGTATGCAGTTCTGGAACTCAGCACAAAAGGACGGCACGGCTAGAATATTGGCGGCTGTTCTTGCGGATAATATCGGCAAGTCTTTCGATGAAATGGACGTAGGCTTAGTCAACACGCTGAAGATGTACAACATCAAGCAGAACGAGATAGCTTTGTTCCGGCATGTCGATACGAAAGCAGAAGACGGCAGGAACTATGTGTTTGCCAGAATGGTTGATGACCTGACAGATGAACAGCTTGACCCTGTTGTTAGCGCGAATATGGGGATTACTGAGGTTACAGACCGCGCAAGACAAGCATACCGCGATGAACTGCGTACCAAGATTATGGCTTACTATGCAGACAGCGCAGATGCTGCCGTGCCAACGCCGGGCGCAAGAGAACGTGCAATCCTAAACAGAGGGCTTGCTAGGGGAACGCCCGAAGGCGAGGCAATCCGCATGATTATGCAGTTTAAATCGTTTCCAGTTACGTTCATCACTAAAGGCTTGCGCCGCCAAGCGGCAGGGTACAGGGCTGCGGAACGCTCTGCGGCTGTTGGCATTGCCCAGATGATAGCTGGCGCGACAGTCATGGGTTACATCTCTAACGCAACAAAAGACATCTTGAAAGGCCGTGAGCCACGCGAAGTGTTCAGTGTCGAGCAAGGATGGAAAAGCTTTACAGAAGCCTTTGTAGCTGGCGGCGGTGCCGGTATCTACGGCGACTTTATCTTTGGTGAGTTTAACCGCTATGGACAAGGGCCGCTAGAAACGCTGATGGGGCCGACTGCGGGCACACTTGCTGATGGTTTAAGGGCTTGGGGCAAATTTGCTGACGGCAATCCAGAAGGTGCGGGCGATACATTAACGCGGGTAATGTCGAGAAACATACCGGGCATCAACCTGTTTTATGCTAAATTCGCTATCGACTATTTGTTACTACACAACATCTCTGAACAGATGAGTCCCGGATATTTGCGCCGATTAGAACAGCGGATGGAACGCGACTACAATTCTGAATTTTTCTTACCGCCATCTAGGAATGCCGTACAGTTTTAATCGTGCGCGTTTTGCTGTATAAAGGGTTAAGGAGTACAACATGACTGTAAGCAGCACCAATACCAAGAATAGCTACTCAGGCAACGGCAGCACGACTGCGTTTGCTTACACCTTCAAGGTGTTTGACGAGGATGACCTTACAGTTATCTTGCGTACTGACGCGACTGGCACGGAGACTGTGCAGGCAATCACAACGAACTACACTGTATCGGGTGTGGGCGATGCGAGTGGCGGCAACGTAACCTTTGTCACGGCGCCTGCATCTGGCGTTACTGTGGTAATACGCCGTGATGCAGAACTTACACAGACAACAGACTACACTCCTAACGACCCTTTCCCGGCCTCCGAACATGAGAACGCGCTGGACAAGCTGACATTCTTTGCGCAACAGCAGCAAGAAGAACTGGACCGTTCTATCAAGCTGTCACGCACAAACACTATGACATCGACAGAGTTTACTGTTGGTTCATCAGACCGAGCCAACAAAATTCTTGGTTTTGACGGCACAGGCGAACTGTCAGTCACCCAGGAACTGGGCGTATTCCGTGGAAACTGGTCAAGCGGAACATCTTTTGCTGTCCGTGACTTAATTAAGGACACGACTAACAACAACATCTATATCTGTCAGGTAGCCCACACATCGTCTGGTTCCCTGCCTATCAGCACAAACACAGACTCGTCTAAATGGGAACTGATTGTAGATGCGGCCACAGCAACGTCATCAGCAACAGCGGCAGCAGCAAGCGCTGCGGCGGCTGCTACAAGCGAAACAAACGCAGCCACCAGTGAAACAAACGCAGCCACAAGCGAAACCAATGCAGCGGCAAGCGAAGCCGGAGTAGCAGCGGACGCGTCAGCAGCGGCTGCATCAGCGACAGCAGCATCTGCATCAGAGACAGCGGCAGCAGCCTCAGAGACCGCAGCAGCGGCATCTGAAACAGCAGCGGCAGCATCAGAAACAGCAGCTGCTTCATCAGCTTCATCGGCCTCCACATCAGCCTCTACAGCTACAACAAAAGCGGCAGAAGCGGCTACATCTGCCACTAATGCGGCGACAAGCGAAACCAATGCCGCTTCATCGGCATCGGCAGCAGCTACAAGCGCGGCCAATGCGTCCTCATCAGAAACTAACGCAGCGACAAGTGCTTCAGCCGCTTCAACAAGCGCGTCAAATGCAGCAACGAGCGAAACTAACGCTGCGACAAGCGCTGCAAATGCTGCAACTTCTGAAACAAATGCGGCGACTAGCGAAACCAATGCTGCGGCATCTGCCACATCTGCATCGTCAAGCGCATCAACAGCCACGACTAAAGCTGCGGAAGCTGCGACATCAGCCAGCAACGCTGCTACTAGCGAGACAAACGCTGCCACGTCAGAGACCAATGCGGCTACAAGCGCCACCAATGCAGCGTCATCAGCCACCGCTGCGGCATCCAGCGCATCATCTGCATCGTCTGCACAGACTGCGGCTGAGTCAGCTAGGGATGCAACGCTTGCGGCTTACGATAACTTTGACGACAGGTATCTGGGCGCTAAGTCATCTGCACCTACGCTGGACAATGACGGCAATGCGCTGGTAGCTGGTGCGCTGTATTTCGATACAGTCGCTGAAGCTATGTTTGTCTACACAGGTTCGTCTTGGGTAGCGGCATATGTG